CACCAACACAAACAAGAACAAGCACACAGACACCAACACAAACTCAAACACCAACACAAACAAGAACAGCTACAAACACAAGAACAAGTACTCAAACACTGACACAAACTCAAACACCAACACAAACACCGACACAGACACAAACCCAGACATCTACACAAACACGAACACAAACACCAGCTGCTACTAAAACACAAACGAGAACATCTACTCAGACACCTACACATACTCAAACACCAACACATACTCAAACACCAACACAGACTCAAACATCAACACAGACTCAAACACCAACACAAACTCAAACACCAACACAGACTCAAACACCAACACAAACAAGAACAGCTACAAACACGAGAACAAACACACAAACACCAACCCAAACTCAAACATCAACACAAACACCAACACAAACACAGACTCAAACACAAACACAGACTCAAACACCCACACAAACTCAAACAACTACACAAACAAGAACATCTACAAATACAAGAACAAATACACCCACACAAACACAAACACCAACACAAACCCAAACGTCAACACACACACAGACACCAACACAAACAAGAACATCTACTAGTACGAGAACATCCACTCAAACACCCACTCAAACTCAAACACCGACACAAACCCAAACCCCGACTCAAACACAAACTTTTACACCAACCCAGACAAGAACATCTACTAATACAAGAACCTCAACTCAGACTAGAACAAGATCTCAAACACCCACTCAAACAAGAACAGCTACAAGTACTAGAACATCCACCCAAACACCTACAGCTACAAAAACAGCAATACCTACAAGAACGAAATCACCCACACAAACTAGAACATCAACAAGTACACGTACAAGCACACAATCCCCCACTGCTACTAAAACACCAGGTGTATCAGCTACCAGAACACCTACACCATCAAGAACAGCTACCCAAACTCCGACAAAAACAAGAACAGCTACACAAACTAGAACATCAACAAGAACACCAACAGGTACAGGTATTGCATGTGGTAACCCACTTACTCAAACATGGTCAGTATTAAACAATGAAGGTGGTGATGTTACTGATCTTAGCTGGTCAGTAACTACAAACCCTAATGGTGCAACAGTTTCATTTACAGCCTCTCCAATATCTGTAGATTGGGCGCAACAAATTACACTTGGTACTATTGCAGGTTGCTGCGATACTAACATACCAATTCAATTAACGTTTAATTGGACCGACCCCGATGATGGTACACCTAAATCTCGTTTAGCACCAGATCCTGCTACTGATTTTTGTGGTTTTGGGTCAAGTTATACACTTGTACTTTCATAATTTTATATATCAACGATATATATATATTTACGAGCTCCACACTAAATAATAGTAATTATGGCAACTACTGGTGATGACAGCACGTTTGGGAAAACTATGATGAAGTTTATTACTAATAGACTTCCATATCAAAGTTACACAAATGTTACACCTATTAATGAATTAAACCCTAAATACACCGATTTCGCTGATAAAGGTAGTAAAAGAATTGAAGCATTACAAAGACAAAGTATAAGTGCATCAACATTATATAATAATACACCAATACCTGGATTAATTAACTCTTATAGAGATGCATATTTATATGCTAACATACAACAAGATAAAGCATCAAGATTAGGTGACTACAGGGTAATGGCTGCTTTTTCGGAAATTTCAAATTGTTTAGATCAAATTTGCGATGAATTAATTAACAAAGATGCAGATGGTAATATTGTAAAATTACAAATTAAAAATCGCAAGTCGGATTTTACTGATGCTAGTTTTAAAAAACTAAATGATGAGTTTAACAAATATATACAGTATTTTGATTTAGATTATGCAGGTTGGGAATATTTTAGACAATTGTTGATAGAGGGTGAAATATATTTTGAACATATAATACACAAAGATCATCCCGAGGCTGGTATTTTAGGTGTTCTTAAAATACCAACAGAGTTAATAGATCCTATTTTTACAAATGTACAAAATCACGTTGTAAAGGGTTATTTGCTTAGAAAACCTGTATTTGACCCAAAAAATCCGCAAAAAATAGAAAAATTTGAGTTTATACCAATGGATGTAAATCAAATTACATACATCAATTCAGGTATTTGGAATGAAAATAAAACAATTAGATTACCATATATTGAAAATGCACGTAGAGCATATAGGCAATTATCTTTAATTGAAGATTCTATTGTAATTTATAGATTAGTAAGAGCTCCAGAAAGACTTGTATTCAATGTTGATACAGGTAACTTACCAGCCCCTCAAGCTGAAAGTTATCTTAAAAAGTTACAACAAATGTATTGGAAGAAATTTAGTTATGATCCACAAGGTGGTGGTACAGTGACTAAATTTAGCCCTCAATCGATGCTTGATAGTTTTTGGTTCGCTAAAAGAACCGGTAGCGAGGGTACTAGTGTTACGAGTTTACCTGCTGGTGCAAATTTAGGTGAGTTATCAGACTTAATGTATTTTGTTAAAAAGTTATACCAGTCATTAAAAGTACCTGTTACAAGACTTAACCCTGAAGATGCATTTAAGGATGGTTTAGATATTTTACGTGAAGAATTAAAGTTTGCTAACTTTTTAATTAGACAACAACAAAGATTTGCTTCAGGATTAAAAAATGGGTTTGTAACTCATTTAAAATTAAGAGGTTTTTGGAAAGAATTAGAATTAAAAGAACAAGATGTAGATATTGTTTTTAACGTACCCACTAATTTTTATGAAATGAGAGCTCAACAAAAACTTGAGCTCAAACTTAATAATTTTAGCACTGCTACGCAAAATGACTTTATTAGTAAGTTATATGGTATGAAAAAATACCTAGGTTGGAGTGATGAAGACATTAAAGCTAATAGAGAATTTTTAAGAAAAGATAGAGAATTGCAATGGGAATTAGAACAAATAGCTGCTGGAGGACCCAACTGGCGTTCAACATATACACCTCAAGCTGGTGGTGGTGAAGGTGGTGAAGCATCAACACCACCTGGGTTTGGTCCAGCACCTGCAGGGGTTGGTGCAGGGGGTGCGGTAGGGGGGGAAGTAGCACCTGAAGGAACACCAACACCTGAAGCAACGCCACCGGTACCTGAAGGGGGACCAACACCTGAAGCAACCCCACCAGCAACATAACAAGCAAACAATAAATATTATTATGGAAGTATCAAAAAATTCATTAATTTCGTCATTTTCAAATGGCAGATTTCCAACAGGTGCAGACTTTGAAAATTTAATAGATTCTTGTTATAATGAAGGTAGTGTAGTAACAAGTGTTTCAGCTGTATCTGCATTCAACGGTAACACGTTTACTGATTATTTATCTTCGCAAACTGCACAAATTAATCAAGTAAATGCTGCAAATATTTCTGTTGCAAATTTAGTTTTTGATAGTATAACAACTAATGGTAGCTCTGGTATTGATGCAAGTATAGTGGTGAGTTTGGTGCCTTCAGGTAGTGGTATTTTATATTTCGAAAAAGGTATACTTGTAAATTACAGTGTATTATAATTTGTTGTTGAATCTATTTACATAAATTGTAAATAGTGTTATGAAGTTAATTTCAAAACTGTTATCTTCATTTAGAAGTAAACCAAAAAATGCATTGGTAACCCCGGTGCCAGAGAAAAATATTATAGTGGTAAATACACCAGAGTATATACCCACAGATATACCTAGAGTTTCAACAATTGTAAGTGATGATGGTTTAGTTTTTAATGAAGAAGGTTTACCAACCAATATCACTGAAAATGCATATACAATAACTAAACGAAATTTTACACCTTCGCATGTATATGCTGAACCAGCTTTTGCACCGTGGAGTGAGCAAAATAGAATTAAAAATATCAATCAGCAACCTATAGCTGTAGGTACACCGCCTCCACCGTTACCGTCAGAAACACCTGTAAACGTACCAGATGATAATGGTAATGTATCAGTATATAACGGTTACCCTATTATGTTTACAACACCTGATGGTAATAAAATTGCTATAAATAATAGAGGTGATAGTATCTTCAATACTAAAGATGATTATAAATTAGTAAATGAGTCAGGAGCTGTAGCTACTATAGGTAAGTTTGTTGAAGTATTAAATTGTGATTTATATAACAAGGAAAAAATAGTTAGTATTCAAGGGAACGTATTAATTGTGTAAATGAATAAATACCGTTACTACATAATACATACATCTGGAAACAACAAAGAGGTTTACGGTGTTATTAAAGAAACAAAGAAAAATATTACGGTAGCGGTAATACAGTCAAATCATGATAAGAAGATTATAAATAAAATTATTGTTCTCAGTAAAACTACAATTACTAATAACCTTAGTCAATTTGATTTCACAACAACGATTGAACAATAAATACTTATATGTCTGAACAAATAAATATATCGAAAATTAAGATAAGAAGAGGGTTAGATTCAGAAAGATTGCAAGTTATATTAGATAACGGTGAATTAGGATTCACAACAGACACTCAAAGACTTTTCGTTGGTGATGGGGTTACAGTAGGTGGTTTACCTGCAGCTAATAAATTTGCAGGTAGTTTTGCAACAGTTAATAATGTAACTACGATTGAGGAAGGCGACTACGTTATAATCAGCAATAGTTTGTATATTTTTAATGGTGGTAATAAAAATAATATTGCTAACTATCTTAGTTTATCTAATGTAGGTGTTGATGGTACAACAATTGACTACAACGCATTCAATCAATTATATGTTAAAAGTATTTTAAATTTATTAGGATCATCTATTGATACAACTAAAGGTATATACATAACACCAGGGTCCTTATTAGGAGTTAATGTTGATAATGTATCAATTATATATAACGGTCAAGGTAAATTAGCTATTGCCGGGTTAACAGCAGCTCAACACGGTAATTTAGGTGGTGGTAGTTTGCATACAGTTGCAACTACAGTATTACCTGGTTTCATGTCTGCTTCTGATAAAACTAAATTGGATGATAGCCCTGTTTGGACATTATCAGCTTTAACAAATCCGCAAGCACTTGTAGTTGCAAATGCTATTAATCAATATGATAATTGTCAAATTTCTAATGTAGGTGGTATAAGTTCAGTTAATTTACAAACACCACCTTATACTGTTAATGTTGATTATTTTTTAAATCAACAAAATCAATACAATGAAACAGTGCAGCCTGGGTCTATATTATACACAGCATTAAATTCATCAAAAATTTCAAATGTTGGCGAGTTAGCGCAGTGGACGGTTGATTCAAGCTCTATTGCATCATTTCCTTATGATACAGCATTTGTATTAGGTGGTAGTGATGGTTACATGTACGGTTTTTATCTTTCCGCACCAACCTATACGTTACCATTTAGCACTAATATAATATGGAATATGGTAGAGTCTAACACTACCAGCTCGTTAATGGGTACAATTTCTTCTGTTGTTTCACAAACAATAACAGGCTATAAAGTATTTGATGTATACCCTATCACATCAACATCGTTTGTAATTAAGAGCCTTTACCCGAATTTTTGTTATTCGGAAAATAATATAGGTGGTACAACAAATATTACTATTACTCAAAACAATCCAGGTAAACACTCTGCATCTTTGTCAAGAAAGTTTATATGTAACCCTACAATATCAAACGTTGTACCTGTATCAGGTAGCCAAACAACTATAGCAATTAATATTAACAGCGGTATAAACGGATCTGCTGTAGACGCAAATAATGATAATAGAGCATTAACTATATATAATAGCGATTACAGCAAAAATGTGTTTTATTTTTACAACGCAAGTACACCTACCCCTACACCATCTATCAATTTAAATGCAGCAATACCAGGTTTGGTAACTAATTTTTACCCGATAGCATATACTTCTGCAGACCCATCAAACACTGTAGTAGATTCATTAACCGCACAATTAGCAGTAGCGGGATTTGATGTAATATCAAAAGCATCTTTTAATATTGTTATTAAAACCCAGAACCCTGGGTATTGTTTGGATGTTTATACAAATTATAACGGGTCAATTATTAGCACAGTTGGAAAAGGTGGTGGTGGTAGTGATGGTGATTTATTTACAGTAGATAATTCATCGAACGGTGTACCTGAATTGTATAGTTTAATACCTACGTGCGGTGATGTTATCACCGATGACGGTTCACCAGCAGTACAAAATATAGTATTACCCGGTATACCAGCAGTTGTATACACAACGCAGAGTAGTACACGAAACAGCGTTGCTTTAATTAAATACTAATATGGCTATTGAAATCGATCAAAATACAATTATACGTTTATTGGTAAGACGTGGTTCAGAGGCGGAGAGGAACTCTATCATACTTGCACAAGGTGAACCAGGTTTTGCTTTAGATAGTAAAGTTTTGGTTGTAGGCGACGGTATAACATACGGTGGTGTTAAAGTACCTAATGTCGATAATATTACAATTGAATGGGCTGGTACAACACCTAATTATATACAACTTAAAGATGGTGGTATAAGTAATGTAAAACTTCAATCCGTTAATGGTAACACTCTCAAAGGTAACAATACACCTAATGTTACCTCACCTATTGATATACCTATAACAGATAATAGTTTGGTTGGTAGATTAGATAATATTAATAACGGTAACATAACATCATTAACAATACCGACCATATTTAACAATATATTTTCACCCACCGCCCCATCACCATCATTTTTAGGTTTTTGGTTTAACACAACAAATAACAAGTTATATTTCTTTGACGGTGGTAGTTGGTTAAGCAAACACCAATATGATCCTAATGGACCAGAAAGGTTATTATATGTAGGTAGCGGTGCATCAGTTGCAACATACGATGGTGGTGATAGTACAGCAGCTTCAGTATCGGGTGGTGCAATGTGGGAGATTGATACTGATTACACATCAAAAGTTTTAAGAGGTGCAGTAGATGGAGCCAATGCTACATTACCATTTGAAACAGGTGGTCAAGATACACAACAATTAACAATAGGTATGGTACCTCAACAACAACATTATCACGGTGTTGGTGATACTTGGGATCCTAATTATCCAGCTGACGACGATTTAACGTTTAATCAACGTAGATGGACTTCAACACAATCTTTTGGTCAATCTGTATTAAGAAGCTTAATGGCTGGTGGTAGTGGTCCAAGAAGTTCTGGTGCTATTGGTACAACAGATGCAATTCCAGTTACCGATTCAGGTACAAGTTCACCACCATCACCGGTACCAACTATACCTGCATTTAAGGGTGTATTGGTAATAAAACGTACATCCAGGGTCTATTACACAGCTTAATAAATAATTATAGGCTATGAAAACCAAGCCTATAAACTACTTTCAATCAAAAGAAGATTTGAAAGTATTAACTCAGCAATGCACCTATATAAGTGTAAGCATAGCAGATATAGCTATTACTCAAAGGGGTAATATGTTTATAAAATTTAAATACGGGTGTAAAAATATTGAAAAAGAGGTAGAAAAGCTACTCATATATTTGCTAAAAGAAGGTTGGGAAATAAAAAGACGTTGCAGCATTTTTCTTTATTGATCTTTTTTAGGAAAAAAACTAGTATTTAGGTATGGGTAGATCAATGACTAAGAAAGCTAGGGCTGAGTATAATCATACTTGGAACGATAATGATTACACCGGTACGTATTTCTATAGAAACTATAAACTGTGTTATCTAACAATAATGCGTTATATGCCCGGTGAAAAAGATCCGATTACCAAGGAAACGTATACCCAGATAACATATGTACCATCTATCAACGGGTTGAGATTACATAATAGAGGGGGTGGTATATACAATTACGATATACCCCATGAATTTGCAACATTAAATGAAGCAAAAATTGGAGCAATGAAACAAGTAGATAAGAATGTAGAATTTGCTAAGGGTGTTAAGTATGTAATTGTTGAAAAATAAAACTATGTTGACCAAACAAGAGTTAATCTAGGACCCATTTCCAAAATTTGTATAAGTGTACCACCACCTACAATTTCATTAATAAATTGATTTAAAAGGATAGTATTATTAGCAATTGATACATCACCATTTGATGTTGCTGACGTGCCGGGTACAACGGTTATATTATAGGCCATACAATTATTTATTTATACATACTTGATTAAACATTGTGTATATAATAAAATAGTGTATGGTTGTTTTTGAGCCTAAGGAACACAAGTATTTTAATATTGACACTAAAGAAGAGTATAGAAGTGTATCATCTGTTATATCACAATTTAAACCTAAGTTTGATTCAGAAAAGTGGTCAAAATATATAGCTAATAAAGAAGGTAAAAAACAAGAGGATATACTCAAGCAGTGGGATAATATACGCGAGGTTGCATCGGAAAAAGGTAAACGTATACATAAGTTGATAGAAAATTACCTCAATGAAGATATAATTGAGGATACACCTTTTTTTAATAATTTTCTTAATATTTATAATTCTGAAAAAGAAGAAAATTCTAAGATTTTTTCAGAGAAAATTGTGTATATACACGGTTATAGAATAGCTGGTACGTCAGATATAATTGAAGATTGTGGTAGATATTTTAATATTTTTGACTTAAAGACAAATAAGAAGTTTTCCTATTACAACAAGTATAACGAGAGAATGCTTCACCCATTGGAGCATTTTCCTGTTTGTGAGTATACAGCCTATAGTATTCAATTATCTCTTTATGCTTATATGTATAGTTCGATGACAGGTAAGCATGTTGGTAAACTTAAGATATTTTATAATCATGAAGATAAATGGTATAGTATACCAATTACATATGTAAAAGATACTATTGAAAAAATATTACTGCATATTAAGTAAGTTAGATATGAGTAATTCTGTAGAAGAAATAGACATTATAAGCGAACTTAAAAATTTTTCAGATCAGAATATTATTGATGTTTATTTACCTACATTAGGTCAAACGGTACAAATAAAGAAGTTAAACGTTAAGCAGCAAAAAAGTTTGTTACTTGTTGCATTAGAAGATGCAATGAGTATATTAAATTTTAATATAGCTTTATACGAAATTATAGAGGAAAATATAGTAGATAAGAAAAATGTAGATGTTACTAAATTAACATCGATTGATAAAAATAGTATTATTTTTCATTTACTATTAGATGATGCAACAGATAATAGCGAGCTAACTAAGTCTCAATTAACAACATTAGTCAACAATTATAAAAAGTCCAAAAATACCACACCGTCTTCTATAACTGTAAAGCAAATTACTTTAAATTTAGCTGTACCTACTTTATACACTGATTATAGATTTAATAAAACATTATATAGTAAATATACTTCAGGTGTAACTAATAGAAAGCAATTTATAGATGATACATATCTAATTGAAATTGCTAAGTATATTCAATCAATTGATGTTGCAAAATCGCAAAAAAATAAGGTTACAACTAATCTTTTAGATCAAAAAGTAGATGGTATTTTAAAAATAGTAGATTCATTACCAGCACTGACAAAAATACTTACATATATGTCAGATGTAAAAGATAATGAAACACAATTAAACACCGTTGATGGTAAAGCTGTTGATATAAATCCCACATTATTTATATAAAAAATAACAGCAAATTCTAGCTATATTATTATATATTGTTTTACAATATAAATATTAATATGGCAGATATTTTAGGTGATGTAAATGTAGCTAGTGCTATAGATAACTTAGCTAAGTCTATTGAAAAGAGTAACACCAAAATACTGGCTGCATTACAAAAGGTTACAAATGTAAAAACAACAAGTGAACAAGCTGCACCTATAATGGATGAGGAAGCAGTGTTGAGAAAAAAAGGTAAGGTATTTAAAGAGGTAACCAATGTAAATATTGCTGAATTTAGCAAAACAGCATTAGATCAATTAACAAAAACTCTTAAAGGTATAATACCATTACCTGAAAAACAAAAACAACAAGATAAAAAACCAGAAGATTCTTCATTTTTGAAGAAACTATTAGCATTAGCTCCTTTATTATTACCTCTTGCTGCGTTAGCGTTAAAGTTTTTAGCAGGTTTATCAGGTGATAAATTATTTGAATTTCTTGCCAATTTATTTCCTAAGCTTTTTAACATAAAAAAAATTGCTGAAGTTTTATTTAAAGCAGTAGCTAAATTAGGTGATTATATATCTGATGCTTTTAAATTATTAAAAGAAACTAAGTTAGGTAAATTTTTCACACAAATTGGTGATGATATTGCAAAGTTTTTCAAACCAATAACTAACTTTTTAAAGGAAAATAAAATACTCAAAACAATATTCGGTGAGAGTGGTATTTTACAAAAAGTTTTTGGTGATGGGGGGTTCTTTAGTAAAATGTTTGGTAAAGGTAGTGTTTTTGCTAAAATTTTCGACACTGCTGGTGATGCTACTAAAATATTAACCGGTGGGGTTTTTGGTAAACTATTTAAAGGTATTGGTAAGTCGGTACTAAAGAAATTACCTATATTAGGTTCTATATTTAGCTTTTACGATGCTTACAATGAAATATCTAGTGGAGATTATTTAAGCGGATTTACAAGTTTGTTTAGCGGTATAGCAAATCTTATACCCGGGTTAGGTACGGTTATTTCAATAGGTTTAGATTTAGTTAACTTTTTATTTAAAAGCGATACAATGGAAGCTTTTAAAGGAGATTTAAATAAAGGTCTATTCACACAAGCATTTAGTAAATTGGGTGATGTTATTGGGGAAAAAATACCATTTTTAAAATGGTTTAATAATTTAGCTGAATACATAGGTGGGTCATTGTCAGGTGATCAAGAGTCAATTATTAATTTATTCAGTCAGTTTGGACTTGGTAATTTTATAAAATGGATGTATGGTACACCAACCCAACAGCAAGAAATGTTAGAATCAAGTTCGGGTATTAACGGTATACTTATAAATTTTAGTCAAAAGATTACCGAAACTATAAATTGGTTTTTAGAAAAAATACCCGGTAGTGTACAAGAGTTGTTGACAGGTGCTTATGAAAAAGCTAAAGCAAAGATTAAAGGTTTAATAGGGTTGGGTGGAGATGACTACGATGCTAAGAAAACACAAAGTGAATTAGAGGAAAAATTAGAACGTAAAAAACGTGAAAAACTTGAAAAAGAGCAAAACAATCAAGCAATTCAACAACAAGAAATGCTTAATGATTTTATTGCTAAGAATGAAAATGTGGTTAAAAAGGGAGATACTGTTAGGAAATTTTCACAAGATGATACTGTTGTCGGATTCAAGAAGGGTGGAGAATTAGATAAAACTGTAAAAACTATTATTAACCATTTACAAAATCTTACTAATAATGGTAATGAATATGTAAATTTAGCTAAAGAGCAAGTTAAAGCTTTGCAAACATTAATAGATAAAGCTAATAGTAATGTTATTACAAGTAATGTTAATAATAACAGTTATATATTAAATCCAAGTTCTAGCGTTAGAAGCTTTAGAGCTGAAGCTATAAGTTAGGCAATAAATATTGTTAATGAGTTACCCTTTTAATTTTTCGTTTTTATATGGCGCCGAGAATGATGGTACCGTACCACCATTAGCGGTACCATCATCATTTTCGAAAAATAACCAACCGGGTCAGGATTACAATTTTCAAGCTTTTAATACAGTTAGTAACTTTGTAACTAATAATATAGGTGGTAATAGTTTTGTTCAGGAAACAGTTAATAATTACCCAACATCTTCGTTAAATGATGTAATAGCATACTATAAAAATAATCCAAATAAAAAAGTAGATTTAATTGATGTTGTTAACGACTTTAGATGGACAATATCTCCAAAAACAAGTAGAGGTGATGTACCATATATTTGGTTAAATGAGAGATATATAACACTTAACGCTCTATTAAATCAAGCAGTATACGGTATATCTGCAGTGCTAGACAATAAAGGTGCTCAATTTTTAGCTAAAACTGCAAAAGAAACTGCACAACAATTTGATTCAGCAGTCACATCACTTAGCAGTATGGGGTTGTATAATTCAGTAAAAACATTTTTTAACGATTTAGGTCAAGATGCATCTATTGCAGGTAATAAACTTTTAGATAAATTCGGTATAGTTGACACTTTAGGACCTGTTTTAGAATCACCGTTAACACCTTATAAAGGTTTATACTATACAGTCGAGACAGGGTTCAATTATAAATTACCTTTATTTACTAGTGAGTTTTGGAATACGAGCAATTCATTTACCGAGAGTGCTAGTGAGGGTAATAGTTCATTTGTAGCGGGGTTAGTTGATACCCTTAAAACAATGGGTCCTGGATTAGAAGCTTCAAAACTATTCAATGTAGCAACTAATCAATATGGTACATATGTTGAGTTTCCAAAACAATACGCATTATCATCACCTAATACATACACTATTACATTTGATTTAATAAACACAAAACCAGCTACATACGAAGATGTTAAGAGCAATTTCAAATTATTGTTTTTATTATTTTATCAAAATCTACCAATTAGAAGAAGCAAACAATTAGTTGACCCACCTGCAATTTATAATATTTACGTACCTGGTCAAAAAAGAATGCCATACGCATATTTGTCTAGTATAGCAATTAAAAATTTAGGTGCAACTAGATTAATGGATGTAGATTTTACTGACATAGGTAGTATTAACCCACCTGCTGCAGCTACAAGCACATTTCCACAAGTGTGGAGAACTGTTATACCTGAAGCATATCGTGTTACAATGACGTTTAATGATTTGATACCTGAAACAAAAAACACATTATATGCTTCTTTTTTAAATAATTCAATAATCGAAACAAGTATAATTTAATATGGACAACTCTACAGGATTATATCAATCACAAGTACCGCAATTACCTAAATTGCAAAGCACTAGGTATGAAAATATCTTCAAAGTCCATTTTAATGAAGATAACTTACCCTTTTATAATCTCAATAGAAGTATTAACTTTCCAAATAATTTAGACCCATCATTATATAGTGTAGTTGTATATGATACCCCCACTCATTGGCCTATAGTAAGTTATAAATTGTATCAAACTATTTACCTATGGTGGATGATAACTGAAGTTAACAATATACGCAACCCATTTATCTTACCTGAACCTGGTTCAACAATAAGGTATATCAAACCTGAGTATGTACAGTATGTACTCAGTCAAATTAAAGCACAATTAGTATAATGACAGAAAATATATATAAAGCAATAGACCCGTTTATACCACCATTGTTATCAAATGATGTAACATTTGATAAGAGTGAATATATATTCTGCGTGGTTTTAATTAGTGGTGAGGGGCCATTTTTAAATTTAACTACCGAATCAGTAGTAGGTTTAAATATCAACGACAACTTAACAAAGTTTACACATACCGGTGAATTAGTTATATTAAATGATAATGATACAATTGAACGTGCATATAACAACCCAGGTGAGTCATATACCACCCGTCAAAAGGATTTAGATCAAACAAATTTGGAATTCTTTTTTAGAGGTGATGGTAGGGATTTAGTATTGGTATTAATTACACCTAGAGACTCTGATGTATCTAACGAACAAGATATACCATCTATAAACAATCCATTTACACTTAAATTTCTTTTTAGCGTAGTTAATATAAGTGATGAAATTACAGCAAGTGGTAAAAAACTTAAAATTTTAGCACTGCAAGATTTGGATGAAAGAATTTTGCATGAAAAAAATCTCGATTTTTCCACTACAACATTAATACCCGACAAAAATGTTGCCAATTTAAATAATATAGATAGAGGTGTACTTACCGGTACTATAATAAAACATATTTTATCTTTAACATTAACACAGAACGGTAGTATCACTAATACCAATGAAATAAAATATGCTGACAACGATGCGTGGGATGATGGAGCGAGCACATTTTTTTATTCATCACCAGCACCATATAATGCATATCAAGACTTATATTACGTGTTACAAAGACATGTAAGTAGAGAAAAATTTGACCCATGCATATTACGAAAAGAACGTAATAACACATGGTCATTAATGGGTTTATCTAATTACTTTAAATATAGCTATAATAAAACAACAGACGGGGCGGGTATATTACATATAGAAAAATTTCTATTACAATCAGTAGGTGAATCAGTAAATGTTGTTTTGAAAAAAACAAGAACACCGACAAATATAATTAACAATACTGGGTTTTTAAATAGTAGTTATATTTCAAATTTTAGACTATATTATTCTGATGCAACTCACTTGCAAGATAATATTCTAACTCACATAGTGCATTCATATAATTTAAACGATAAACAATTTAATATCGATTTAGCTAGAAATAATGTGGAAAGTGTTCTACAAACATATGATGATTTATATGTTAAACCTTTAAAGGGTGAAAATAACCAACCCGCACCTAATTTTTATATTAACCTTATTCGTAAAAATAATAAAAATGTTAAGAATGTATTTACACTTGTTGATTATAGTATTGATCAACGTTTAAATTGGGGTCGTAATTTAGCATTATTAAATGCATTGTATAAAAATCTCACAATTGAATTTACCATACAAGGGGTTACAACTAGACAAGCTGGTAGATTTATCAGTATTGATAGAGATGATGCATTACCTTCATCAAAGTTTGATGATCGTTTATTAGGTATATGGTTTATAGTTAACGTTGAACATATATTCACGAGTAATTCATATCAGAATAAGATAATTGCTGTTAAAACGTATAATTTCAGCCCAGTTGGTGGTAACTCTAACATTGAATAAATAATAGTATGCCGAGTAGTCAATACTTTAAAACTATAGATCCTTATCTATATAACGTTAATTTATATTACGATAAAAACTATTATCAAAAATTTTCTAACTATTATAAAGTATTAATTTTCGGTATTGATACACTTAAAACGTTTATTGACTATAATAAGTCTAAAGAATTAAACAACACAATAGCAGCTAGAATAGATTTATATAATGAATTGAATAAGACTGAGATGGATAAATTCGATCAGTTACAATTTAAAATATACTGGTACGAGAAATTTTTTAATGATTTTAGTATTATACGTGAAGAATTTTACAAACAAAGTAAAGATAATATTTACTTCAAACAAATTAGTGATAGTATTGGGTTGCTTAGGAATTATTTTACGGTACCCGATGATTCCACTTTATTAATCAAAGATACAGATTTTGAAATACAATTTGCTAATGGTATACCTGCTCCAGTCAATGTAGGTTCAAGCGCGTTTTCAAAACTTAGAACCAACACTATTGCTGTTACAATACAACTCAATTTATTAAACACTATTTTATATAGACAAAATATGTCAAATGTGCAAGGTAATTTTGCATACCCTACTGAAGCACATGGTGAGAATCTAGTAACTGATTACAACCATATTAACAAAATTAAAAATATTGCTAAAGAATCTTTAGAAAAAAGTTTACGCACATATTACGGTAAATTGTATGATTTAATTCTTTTTTACGAAAATTTTAATTACGGTGATTATGAGAAAAATTTAGCAAAAATGGATAAAGGTGCTATAGAAATAGATATAGAGGGTACGATTAAAAAAGTAACGTATTTACAACAAGAAGCTGAACAATATATAAACACTGTTAACTTATATTCTCTTTTGACTGCTCAGGCTGTGAGTTAATTTCCACGACTGTATTTTCAGGTGGTACAAACAATTGTTTAAATATTTCATCTCTGGTATATTTGTTTTTTATAGCATCCGGTTTTTGTTTTAATGTTATATCTAGTAGTTTAATTTCTTTAATAGTATCGTTTTTCTTATTACTAATAACCATTTTTGTTAATGTATCTAACGTTGAGGACGAAGCTTTTACAAGTTCAGCTAACGAAGCAACCTCTTTAGCATCAGGTGCAGCCTCAACTAATCTCTTTAAATATCCAATAGTGCTAGTGGTATCATTTATAAGCTGGCTAGCTTTATCAATAACAAATTGTTCAAGATTTTCTTTTGACACTGACGTTTGCTGTGCTAATTCATCAATATTGTTAGCAGCGGTATTGATTCCTTGAAGCTGTGATATTAATGAATTTATATCGGTAGTATTTTCAGACATACAATTATTTATTAATAATTAAACAGTTGATATTCCTATATCAACCCTATATACTACATAAAATATGATAGTAGACAAATTGATAAAAATTGAGTTTTTACGCGAACACCCCGATGCTATTTTACCTTTTAGAAATCATCCTGACCCATTTACTGGTGATACTGGCTACGATATATTTTCTGTGGAAGCTGTCACCGTACCTAAGCACAATAGTGTTGTAGTACCTGTGGGGTTAAAGTTGGCATACGTTACACCGGGCTATTGGTTTAGAATTGAGCCACGTAGTGGTCTTGGGTTTAAAAAGAATATTCAACCCCATTTAGGTATAATCGATAACCCATATAGGGGCAATATGGGTGTAAAGTTATACAACTTCGGTGATTTTGATGTAACTATTGACAAAGGTGTTGCAATTGCTCAATTTGTAATATATCAAATACATACAGCAAATGTATCATGGACTGATAATGTAACCGAAACCAAACGCGGCGAAAAAGGCTTTGGAAGCTCAGGTATATGATACTAATTGTTAGCACAACAAGAAGTGATTTAGATGGTTTAAAACAAACCTCACTTACCAAATCACTCCTTACACGTCATCAATCAATAGATTTTGAACATGTTAATGTTGATGATCAAAAAGGTGCACGTGCTAATTTAAATGGGTTGTTAGATATATTATATATCTATGAAAATACAACACCTATAGGTAAAGTATATAATAAGGCAATTAGATTTGCACTTAATAATACCATTTACTCAAAAATACTTTTTGTTCACGATGATGTAATAATAGAAGATAGATCATTTGAACAAAAAGTAATTGAGGGTTTAAAAGTTTATGATATTATAGGTCTCGCAGGTGGTAGTAATATTACAATTAAAAGACCCTGTTTGTGGCATATAATGTCTAAAGAGAGATACGGTACTGTAGGTCATTTTATTAACGGTCATTGGTATGGTACAACCTTTGGGCCTTCTAATAATCGAGTAGCACTTATTGATGGTTTGTTTATCGGTATATCTACAGATACGTTAAGAGAAAAACCACTACTTCGTTTTGATGAAAAATTACCAGGTTTTCATCATTATGATATTGATTTTTGTTTAGCTGCAAATGAACGTAAATGTAAAATAGGTGTTGTGCCAATTATAGTTACACATCATTCACCGGGTTTACTTTCATTTAACGATAAAAAATACCAAACATCAGAAGATTATTTTATACAAAAATACAAATAAAAAAAGGCGCTCACTTGAGCGCCTTACTGTTTTATTTTAAAGATTACTTACCCTTCTTGACAGATGTAACTGTAGAGGTTGTAGTGGGTTTGATAGTTGTTGCACTCGTAGGTTTGGTAGGTGCAGCAGTAGCCTTAGATTTAGATGTTGCCATACAAACGTATTTATATATTGATATAATACTTTCAACTTTCTATTGACTTTTTTACAAGTTTATTTAAAATTAAAATATGTTAGAATTTAACTCTCTTTGGGTGGAGAAATATAGACCTAAACTATTGTGCGATATGGTGTTAGGTAATGAAAATAAGGTTTTTATTGAAAAATATAGAAACACTGATATACCAACACTTTTATTCACGGGTAACCCTGGTACAGGTAAAACAACGTTAGCTAAAATTATAGTAACAGAATTACTTAACACACAATACCTATATATTAATGCTTCTGATGAAAATGGTATTGATACTATACGTACCAAAGTTGTAGGTTTTGCACAAACGAGAGGTTTAACTGAAAATGTTAAAGTTATTATTCTTGACGAGGCTGATGGTTTATCACCAGATTCGCAAAGAGCTTTACGTAATGTAATAGAAGAGTACAGTAAACATACCAGATTTATATTAACTGCTAATTATAAGCATCGTATAATTGACCCATTGCGTAGTCGCTGTCAAACATTTGAATTAACGTATGATAAACTAGCAGTCACAAAACGTATACAATATATTTTAGATCAAGAAAAGGTAACTTATGATAAGTTAATACTTGATCAAATTGTTAAAGAATTTTTTCCTGATATTAGACAAATAATTAACAAAATACAGAAACACACTGTAAACGGTTTACTTCTTAAGGATAGCGAGGGTATTAGTAATGGGTTTGTACAGGATATATACAAATTAATAATTTCAGGTCACGTATTAAAAGTCAGGCAGTATATGATACAAAAGCAAGAGTTATTTAATAACGACTTTCAAAAGCTTTTGCGTGAGTTGTTTGATTATATCGATACGCAAACAATAAAAGAAGACAATAAAAAACTCGCTTTAATATGTATACACGACTACATATATAAAGCGAGCTTTGTTGCTGATCAAGAAATAAATGCTTATGTATGTTTTATCAATTTAAGTAAATTATTAACGAATACCTAAGTACATTGAAGTATATGACTTCTTACCACCTTGATCTTCTATTTTGTTTTTGTTACCGTGTGGTATGTTAACCTGAGTATTTTGTAAAGTTAAATCAGAGTCAGACGTCGCAGACCCTATGGTTGGGGCTTGCGACGTTTTCCTTGTTTGATTTTTAACTATTTCTTGTTCATCTTCTTCATATTTAGCTACTTCAACTGGTTTAATCTGTTCTTTGTTATCATATTTAATACTACCTGCAACAGGTGTAAGATTAGGATAAACATCAATTACTTCTACACAGTCAGGTGGGCATGTTACATATTCATGAAATTTGCCTGGTGATACTTCTTGTGAGAGATCTAAATCAACAATACCTATCATGTTATCATCATTACCAGGCTGTGCTGATGGGTAATGATTCTTAATATTAGATACACGTATAGGTAAATCAGAAGATGAATACGTGATAAGCTTTCTCTGCACTTCATCGTTAAGTGCTTTGAAGGATGTTAAGTTTTTGAAATTTTTCTTAAACTTAACAATGTCACCCACTAAAAAGCCACCTCTAGTATTTCTATTTAAGGTGCTCTCTAAAATTTTTAAGAATTTTTTGTTCACAATATTATTTATGTTCTCGACTTAAAAATTAAATAATGATATGGGTAATATCAATTTATCCCAATTAACCAATACAGTAGTATCAAGCTCTGGATACAAATATTCAGATCTTAATCTTGATATTGATTCACAAAATACGAGAACTGATTATCTTAACGCTAACTATTCAAATAACGACCTCAAGGCGCAATACGACCTTGGAGCTATTAAAAATAGTATACGTAATATATTTATAACATTTCCCGGTCAAAAGCTGTTAAATCCAACGTTTGGATTAAACTTAATGCAGTTTTTATTTTTACCAATATCTGAGGTAACTGCTAATTTAATAGCGCAACGTATAGTTAATGGTATAGTATTAAACGACTCCAGAATTGTTGTTAAAAAAGTACGCGTAGAAGCAGTGACAGATGAAAATAGATATAATATCATATTAATGATTACTGTACCATTTATAAATACATATACGATATTCACATTAAAAGGCACACTCGGTAGCACCGGTTTTAACTTTTATAACTTTTAAATATGGCTAACAACATACAAAATTACAATTTAAGCAACACAGGTTATGCAGCATTTGATGCTGTGTCTCTCAAAGATATAATAATTGAGAGATTATCTCGTAACAACGTATTCACAGATCAAAATTACGAAGGTAGTAATTGGAGTGCGTTTATTGATGTGGTATCCGTATCGTACCATTATTTGATTTATTACCTCAATAAGAATGCTAGTGAATCTATTTTTTCAAAAGCTCAGATTTACGAAAATATAAATAGTATTGTTAAAAGCTTAGATTATAACCCGCTTGGACCACAAACTTCAGTGTTACCATTTGAAGTGCAAGCTAACGCTGCATTAGCACCTAACATATACACAATACCAAGATATAGTTATTTTGCATTCAATGGTATCAATTATTCATTTACATCAGATATTACATTTGCTAAAACTGAAACCGGTGCACAATTATTAACTGATTTTTCTAATAAGAATGTTTTATACGAAGGTAAAATTCAAGAATACCCTCTCTACAGTGCATTAGGTGACAATTTTGAAGTTATTACATTAACTGTATACGATACAGTTAATAATATTAATACTATTATAGATAATTTTAATATTTTTGTTTACGTTAAACAAGCAGGTACAACAAAATGGGAAGAGTGGAAACGTACAACAACATTATACACCGAATCAGGTAATGCAAAAAGATTCTCTGTAAGATTTAATGAGAATCAACGTTACGAAATAAAGTTTGGTAATGATATAACAGGTAAGAAATTAAATGTAGGTGATTCGGTTGCTGTGTATTATTTAAAAAGTGATGGTACATCAGGTGAGATTGCCGCAAGTGTATTAGATAGCAACCCTCTTTTCTTTTATAATACACCTCAGTTTGATACAATCCTTGCTGATGTTAAACCATCAACAATAAATTATGCAACCACCACAGATGTTAGTAATTTAACATTCACAAATACGGTTGCATCTACACCATACAGTAACCCTGAAACAGTCGATCAAATTAAAATAAACGCTCCCCAGTTAGTGCGTTCACAATACAGACTTGTTACAAAAGATGATTATCAATCATTTATAAATCGTAATTTTAAAGGTTTTATACATGATGTATATGTTTCTAATAATACAGATTATCTTAACGGTCAGTATGCATATTTAAAAAGTATTGGATTAAACAATAGTTTAGAAGATAGTAGAGTTTTACAAAATCAGGTGTTGTATGGTACATCAACATCATTTAATAATGTGTTTATTTACCTCGTACCAAAACAAACACCGCAAAATTCTACACAAGCAAGAACCAATTTTTTAACAAGTTCTCAAAAACAAATTATTCTTGATGAGGTAAACCAGGTTAGTATGCTTACTACTAACCCTATTGTTTTTGACCCGGTGTATATAGCGTTTAATTTAGGTATTGCTGCATCACAAGTATACACAGTTGAAGAAGTTGTAAGGGATAGCTATTTAGAAGTTATCGTTGATGATAATATAACCCGTACAAAAACATCTATAATTCAAGATATAGCAAATACAATTACTAATTTCTTTAGCTTATCAAACAACGTGCTTGGACAAACTATTGATTTTGATCGTTTATCAAATCAAATATTAGCTGTATCTGGAGTTTTATCGTTTAGCACGGTAAACGGTACTATAAAACGTAACGGTGTAAGTTTAATTTATTATAATGCAATTTACCCTGAAGGCGACAAAAACATAACTCAACAAAACTTAACGTTGCAGAAGTTTATGTTCCCTTATTATTATAATGTAACAGATCTTATTAATAAAATACAGGTTTATTACGAAAAAGAAATAATATAATATGGAACAATCAACCGGATATCTTAATTTTAAAGTTTACGATGTGTTTAATAATATATCGTTATCAGCTTATACATTATCAAATACCCCGTTGACTTTTGTACCTCTGTTTGACACATATAATTCTAACATTTATAGTAATCAATATTTGTTGTGGGATTTTAGTGATGGTACCTATTCAAAATCTATCACAGCAACCCATCATTTCACAACACCAGGGACGTATAACATTACTTTAAAGTTAATTAATAAATTGGGTGAAGGTATTGTAGACTTAGTAAACCGTACTGTTGATATATTTGATTATGTGCCTGATAAACTTAGTGTATATAATTCAGGTTTTTCAATTTTAACCGCTGGTTCTTATTCACCACCTTTTACCGTATATAGATACAATAGTTGGCAAACCTATGAAAGCACTCAAGGGGTGTATTCAATAATACCCTATGCAAGCGGTGGTGTTAGCCCAAGATATGATGTATACAATTATTCAAAACAACCTTATTCACATCTTATACCTACCCACCGATTCGTTATAAGAGAACAAGTAGGTGTTCTAAATATATTTGACGATATTATTGTTGATAGGTTTGAAACATCTAATGATAAAATTTATATATCATTAGACACAGTAAACAAAACTTATATAACTACAACATACGAAACACCTAATTCTGTATTTGCTGGTACATCAGGTGTTAAAGATGTTTATTTTGTTGACGATTTACCAACTTCATGTACAGGTTCATACAATATATTTTTCACTCTTGATACAACCGACTTTGATCAGTCGATAATTAGACCAAACTTACCCATCTTAAATGTTAATTCAGTGGTATATACATTTAATTATGTTGCGACGAGTAACCCTGTAAGTTTAAGTGTAACTTCAAATGGTATTGTTGGTGAAGGTCAAAATTTAAGCACGTTTGATATCAATGGCGCACAATTAAAAGAAGGTGTTTTATCATTTGTTGTAAGACCTAGAACAATAGATAATTATTCAGTAAGTTATATACCATTAAGTGCTTCACCATACCCATTTAACATATTTTTTATCAGTGCAATACCCAATGCATTGTTTATAGGGTTAATCAATAAAAACGGGGAACTTATAACAAGTTACACCACACCTACAACATCAATACAAATTCAAAACCCTATTTACAATGATGTCATACCTACATATGTCAAAGGTAAAATTTATTTGAGTAATGTACCCGCTGCATCATGTGAAGATATTAGAATTTTTGCTGTTGGTGCTCTTACAAATTTACCACCTTCTTATACTGATAATACCGGTAATATATTTTACAACCAAGCTATATCAGGTGTAAGTCAACCGTTTACTATCTACAATAAGAATAATTACGGTAAAGTTGCAAAAGTGAACGAAAATTTTGATAGTTATAAAGCCTATGAATCATTAGCAACACAACCTACGATAGCTGAAAGTAATATTTTAGTTCAAAACGTATTAGGCCAAATAGGTGGTGATATTGATGCTAATTTCAATACTTTAGGTAAACGTATATACGAAAAAATTGCTAATTACGTGCCTAATATATCAGATATAGATACCTGTAATATCGAATCATTATTTTCACAATGCGATCTATACGGTGTCGATACCATAAAATACGTTAAAGAAGATTTACTCACACGGTACCCAGCAGAAATATCAAGATTAGTAGATATATTTTCGATTAAGAGAAATTATCTTTTCGGTACCCGTAATAATTGGAATGAAAATTTAGATAAACGCACTAATGTGTTTAATCAAGTATATGGTATAAACACAAATCTTCAAACACCGTCATACAGTAGTCAGGTTGAACCACTTAATATTGCTACGGCAATACTTGATAGAAATAATCAGTATATTGTAGCATACGAAAACTTTACAAAGTTGTATAGTTTACAGCCATTATATATAGATGCACTATCTGCACAAACGTTTCCATTATCATCTATAGATATTACATGGGGTTGGAACCTTGTTCTACCTGAAGATTTTTATACTGAAACTGCTGAGACGAGAGTAGTTTTACTTGATAAATACTACACATTCTACAAATGGAATAATTACATAGATGGTACAATATTAGACAGTGTAATAAATTGGGATGATTCGATAAACACTCAAATAACTTTTCCTAACTACGAACAATATCCAGCATGGAATAATCCAAGTTTATTAAGTTCATGGAATGATAGCACATTATCTGCATGGTATATAGACAATGGTTATGTGGATAGAAACATAATATTCACATTAAGTGAAGGAGTTGGTATATTAAGTGGTGCTGATTGATTTAGCAATAAATACTAATAATGCCAATTGATATACAAAGGTTTTCGGAATACAGACCTAACGATTCAATAACATTATTAGGCAATGTATATATAGCTAAGGATTATCAAAGTCCGTTTTCATTTTCTTCTTGGCTAGGTAGTTTTAAACAGTTTAATGAAACACCTGAGGTATATATCGACTCATATAGAAGATATTTGTCTGAATGGTATAAGATTAAAAATAATATCATTCTCACAAATGAGCAAACAATAGTACTATCATATATAACTATTTTCTATGATTTAAAATTAACTTATTTTACACAAGATGAGAGAAGATTTCTTACAACATTAGATTACAATAGTAAACAAGATATAGATATTGCAATACCATTCTTTGCAAGAAAAATAAAAGCTATATGTAGAGATTTAATAGATCTTCGCGAAAATGTAAAAGCTCAACCTGTAAAACTCAATTTAGGTGGTACAAGAGAAACTCTACAAAATGTAATATTCAATACAATCTACACATCATATAATGATACCGAACTTAAATCAGAATTTTATAAATCTGATATTGACGGTACCTACATACTAAACAATACACGTGTTTTAATTGAAGATTTATACGACGATACTGACTATTATAATTTATCAGCATATTCACAACAAATAGAGATAGATAGTAACTTATTTTTAAATTTTACTGATGCTATAATTAACGAACTTGAAAACATTCAGTATATAGTACCCGAACTTTCAAAATATCTAACATATACACCTACACCAGACCCTAATGATTTATTTGCTCTTTATGATAAAGACTACATTAACACAATTAATGATGGTTTATCATCTAATTTAAATTTACTAAACTATAAGAATTTAATACAAGAATTTGCTGGTACTAATTTTTATTACTTAAGTACAAATAGTCTATCTCAGTCTGTAACAGGGGTATTATTTGACACAACTTCTGACAGTGCAAATGATCAAAATATTTTTAACATCAAATTTGCAATTAAACAATCTACTGACAATTTATATTCAGCAAAAGATGTAGGTGGGTTTTATTTACCCCAACGTATCGGTTTATTATATTACAACCCAATAAAGTCTTCATTTAGTTTAAACACTCAATCATTACCACCTGATAGTGTTATAATATTTCCCGATCCTGCAGTATACCCATATAGCACATCTGGTCAAATAAGCTTTGTATACAATACTACAGTTTTCAAACATACTTTATCAGATCAATATATTTACGGTGATATAAAAAATGATGAAAACCTACCTGATTTCAAAGGGTATCAAAGTTTAAATCAAAGTTTAGAATTAGACTTTAGTAATGTAAGTAAACCATCAGACAGTGTTTCATTTTTTAAGAATAATAAAAACAATATTTGGTTAAACCCTGATGTATATAGTACAGCTAATAACGCTATATACCCTGTAAATAATAGACAACAAAAACTTTTAGTAGATAATAATGCAGATATTATAAAGTTTAAAACAGATGTTTACGGTAACAGTTATGCATTATTCAAAACAGTATTTATAACTACAAATATCACCTCAAAGTCTGAGGTAACGTATATTTGCAATCATTTTGATGGGTTCTTTCTTAACTGGCCTAGATATTCTCAACTAGACTTTAATTATACAGCTACAACACCGGAAATAGATGGTTATATAAGAACCGGTCAAATTGCTAATACATTTGATCAGTTAAGTTCGGTTAATTATTACTATTTTAATCCTCTCACTAAACTTATAAATGTAAATCAAATACCTGAGTTTGCTTTAAGTGGTAGTTACTACTATGTATTCGGTGGTTCGTTTAACGATTTATATTGTAATATAATAGACAACCCAATATATGTTGGAACTGAAACATATGATGGTCACACATTTATAAACGAATACAATGGTGTAAAATTATATGAAACACCATCTACTGATTCACCATTATGGCCAGGTAGTATTAGCAATGCATTAAATTTATATTATCAAGTATTGGTAGAAGGTGGTGTTAATAATTACGCATTAAGACCTACATTTACACAACCACCAACATTTAAACCGGCAGCATTATCGGGTACAGGTTGGACATTTACAACAGAAAATAAAATTATTGAAGGTGGAACATTTGTATATGTGAGAGTAGAGAACGGTCAAGTTATAAACTACAATCCTTTTGCTTTAAGAGCAAATGATTTTTATAGTCAAAATATACCATATTACAATAACATACTTTCAAGCTCTACCACACAATACAGTTATGTTTCAGGATTATCGAGTGATTTAGATATTTACACAAAACGTAATATCATATTAGGTGATGTTTATGTAAGATCAGGTAACAATACAATTATATCTAATGTATCTGATGCATTAAGTGCTAATTTTGTGCGGTTCCCTGTAGTGGTGAGAGATGAAGTAAAAAACAACTTAATAGATTTCGATATAATTTATGATACATTACTCATTGAAACAGATAATTATAGAGTAATTGATCGGATAAATTACGATTACAACACTAATAAGTTTATAGGTAATTTCTTACCAGCAATTTATATAACACGTAATCAGAATGATTTATCGATAGATAAATTCGGTGATTATTTTTATAACGAAGATTATAAGAATGTTTTATTTTTCAATACAACTCTTTCAAATGCTGTATCGGGTAATTTAAAAATTATATACCCAACAGTGTATAAATTTGATTTAGCAAGCTACGACTTCAAACAAATATATCCAAATCCAAATACTAATTTAACACAATTTAGTATGACGAGTTACCTTTCAAGTTTTTATACAAATGGTTTGTTTGATAATTATCAATATATTTTCAACCCACAAAATTGTGATGATCCTACGGTAACGTATAATGAAGTTGCAGATACATATACAATGGTTACAAAAATGTATGATAATGCTGGAGCGTATTGTATTCAAGAGCTTCAATTTAGATTTATAGCAGGTATATTTACACTGTTAACTAATAAATGTTATTTTGGTGATGAACTTATAAGAGATGAAAGTTATTCTAATAGTGTAAGCGCAACATTTTTAGACTATATAACACCTCAAGTAGGTTTAAATATTGGTACCTGGGATCAAACAGCTGGGTTATATAAATTTTAAACAACATGAATTTACCAACCGATACAAAATCATCGAGTATAGTTCTCAAGTCGGGTTATAATACATTAACGTTTGACCCTAGAAAAGACATCTCTGTATCTATCGACTATTCTTTCTTTCAATCCACAAGTGCTTTAGGTGGCGGATTTTGTATATTTTTTATAGGTAATTCTTTACAACAAGTAATTAGCGGTACACCTGGGCCTGGATTAGGTTATGCTCCAAGAACAGACTACGTACTTAACGGCGTTACAACCAACCCAGGTGTTGAAGGATCTTACTTAGCTGTTGCTTTTGATGTTGATGGTTATTTTGCATTATCAGGTACAGGTATAACAGGTGGTACAAATAACCCAGTACCAAACAGTATAACAATTAGAGGTGGTGAATCAGATAACTATAGTTTTATAGATAACAGTGGTAGTTTGAATCTTTATCCAAATACAAATTACCCCAACACATCAACTTTACAGCTTAGCACATTACAAGACGAATACAAAACAGTACGTGTAAATTTACTTAATTTTTGTAAAACAGTGACAGTTGAATTTAAAAATAATAAAGGTGAGTTTGTAACATATTACACTAAAGATGTAAATCTCACCCCACCGGGTAGTTTTGTTCGCGCAGGGTTAAGTTATTCAACGGGTGTATCAGGTAATAACAATTTTTGGATAAAAAACTTAAATTTTAGAGGTGTGGAGGGATATGCTACACCTACACCTACGCAGACTGTAACACCAACACAAACAAGAACAACAACTCAAACACGTACAAGCACTACAACACCTAATATTACACAGACACAAACACCCACAAGAACAAGGACACAGACACCAACACAAACCCGGTCCAGTACACCGACACAAACAAGAACAAACACTCAAACATCTACAAGAACCAGAACACAAACTCCTACTCAAACACCCACACAGACTTTAACATCAACACAGACTAGAACTAAAACACCTACACCCACTGCAACAAGAACAAGAACGCAGACACCAACACAAACTAAAACACCTGATATAACACCTACACGTACACGTACACCTAATGTAATTGTACCTACACCAACCCCGACACCTACACGAACAAAAACATCGGTGGTGACAAATGTCCCAGGTGGTTATTGGATTAAACTGATTTTAGACAATCCCGATACATCATGCCAATTAAATGTCACCAATTCAGCTTATTATAACACTGTCTTTATTGGTGATGAACCAGGTTATTCAGATGGTGCCATGTATGGTACTGGTCCGGTAGCGCCTAGTATAATTGCAGAGGAGACAGTTATTTTATCATCAAGAGAATTAGGATTAGTATACGTTGATCCTCAATTTATGGCAAACGGTTCACCTTATATGGATAGTATAGGGTTTAGAGTTACATTTGACGACTATGGTTTAGTTGATGAAACTTGCCAAATTTTACGCACTTTAACTTTCGAAATATCTTACAGACAAATTAGAGATACTATATCAGCTCAAGTTAATTCAGGATTACATACTGGTCAACCTGCTGACCCAGTTATTTACACTATGAGCCCTTCATAATAAATATATAAAATGAACCAAACAATTTACATTAGTTCGACAGAAGATAATGCTGCTTTATCAGCATACCCTGTAACTAGTGGTTATTTATTTTACGTTGTTGATCAAAATTCATTATTATTAACATCAAATTACTATAGTAACACTGCGCAAGGTATAACTAATTTTAGTGATAATGATAGTTTTATTACAGATTTGACCACATTATCTGGTGGTACGTTTACAGATTATGAAGATGGCTATTTTAACTATACAAGAATAACATCATTAACTGCAAACGAATTATATAGTGAAACTAACCCTATACGATTTATTTTATCTGGTATACAAGATACAGAATATAATATAATTAAAATAATATTTGATAAATTTGGAGATAATACTGTAACTACATCCGTTGAAAAAGACTTTTATTTAACATATAACGATACTAGCGCTTTGCAAATATTAGAGGAGACAAACGAATATAAAAGCCCCAAATATAAGATATTTGAATCTCTATATCAAACAATTACGGCATCATTTATCAATACCTACACCCCAAAATTTTACGTATATAGAGTGAATGGGGTAATAGATGTTATAACAATACACATTACAGTTGCAAAGAAAAGTTTTCTTACAATAACGCAAAATTTTAGAATTATAGATATTTACAATACAGATAATAACACTATATTAATTAAAATGCAAAACCCAATCACCAATCAAATTTATTTCACAACGCTAAGCGGTGGTTGATTTCAATATACTGTATTATAAAGTATATAAAATGTAAATATGAAGAATTACATTAACGAAGAAGAGAAAAAGAAACAAATAGAACAAATGTGGGAAGAGTATGAACGTTCTAATAGAACGCATACACCTGAACAACATAGTAACCCGTCTAATGATTTGGATTACGATGTAACTGTAGATAGCAACATATATGAAGACATCTCAGATAAAAGAGAACACGGTAACAAGCGTAAAAACAAACAAGGTAAACAGAACAAAAAGAAAAATAAATTTTCAAAAATTCCAGACGAAGATTATATCTGATTTTTTAAAACTATATAAACATTTAAATAAAAAGCTATTTGATAATAGTTTACCGCTATGTCAAATAGCTTTTTACCCTATACAAAATACATATGGAGAGGTATATGTTAAAGCATGTACGTTTAATAATACACAACATCCTTTTTTAGTACTAAACCCTTGTTATTTTAAAAAAGGGGTTGAATACATAGCGGAGATACTAATACATGAAATGGTGCATATATATTGCTCAACACATAAAATTGAAGATGTAAACCGTGTCAACGGTTACCATAATATACAATTTAAAGTGGTGTGTGGTAAAATTAATTTAAAATGCAAGAAAGACAAAAACGGGTACGATAGGACATTTTACACACCACAATTAAAACAGACAGTAAACAATATAATAAAAAGAACAAATCTTGTTTATTTGTTTGAAAAATATAATTACAATATATGATTTCCAATAAACTGCTCACCGTAATACATCAAGCACGTTACTCATATGTAAATGAGGATGCTAAAGAAATATATGTATGGCACGGTACTAATGAAATTAATATATATAATTACCTTGGTGAAGATATTGGTAAATTTAATATTATAAATTACAATAAAGATGATGTATATAAGAAGTATGAATCTATAAATATAAGAGACGTAACCCTATCTATTGATGATATTGTTTACTCAACATATAGAAAGACTAATGAGTAGACGCAAAAGCTCTAAAAAAACACAAAGAAAAGAGTTAATGGATGTTATATGCACTAATATTGCGTGCGTAATTTTAGAGGAAGGGTTGTATCCAGGTACCAAAGATTTTGATGTATTATATCAAAAACTTATTCAATCTATATCTGATCAAATCAAAGTCAACGTTATAAAAATAATACGCAAGACTATCGATTCTTAAAGTGTTTACTTACTCGTTTTGATGGTACTAGACAATAATTATACCAGGTGCAACCATCACAATATTCATCATTTTGATACCAAATATGTGGTTGCTGGCAAGTACCACCATTAGGTATCTGACATTGATTAGGGCCACCTGTAAATAATTCCACAAAAGTTTTGAATGATTCGTATGTATTTTTTGTTGCAAGCTCTTCTTGTTTTTTCAATAAAAACTCTTCACTTTGTAGATAACTAGTATTATCAACTTTTTTCTCACGCTTATTTACTTTCTTAATTTTGTTACGTACAAGTACAATATCATCAACTTCAGGTAGCTTAGCCTTTATTTTTAACTTGTCACGAACTTCTTGCTGTGAAAGACCTTGTTTGAGAAGTTTCTTTGCCTTACTACTTATAAAATGTTTTTCTAGTTCTTCTAAAGATCCAAATTTTGCTATCTTACGTTCAAATGGTGGACCATACATGTAATGACGTTTACCGGTGATGAGACAAGTAAGGTAGCCCGACTTAGGTTTTTTATTGGATGGTTTACTCATTGCTTATAGATCTTATGAACATCTGTTGATTCTTTCAAGAATTTTCTTGATGTTTTTTTGGTTCCCAATATAATAGAGGGGTCGGATATAACCATCTACAAAAATGCAATTAGATCTGCAAAAACATAATACATTTCAAAAAGTTGAAGACATCCAAATACCTGATATTTTTTATCGTAAGATGAAATCGGGTATAAATGAGATTGATAATTTATTTACAGATGGATTTTTACCAGGTGGTGCATTTACATTAACAGCAGCTCCTGGATGTGGTAAAACAACGTTAATGTTGCAAATATTAAACGGTCTATCAGACAATTACAATGTCGGGTATGCTACAGGTGAAGAAAATATTTTTCAGCTAGCATATACATCAACAAGAATAAATTGTACAAAAGTACCAATTGCAAATATAACAGATGTCGACTTGTTGATCGAAAAAACAAAGAACCTTGATTTTCTCGTTATTGATTCATTTCAATCATTAACAACATCTTCTAAATTTAATTCAAGAGAAAAGGAACAATATTGCGTTCAAGAAATAGTTAAAGCTGCTAAAACAAACGAATGCGCAATTTGTTTTATAGTTCATTTAACTAAGACAGGTGTTATGAAAGGTAGCACTCTATTACCACACACTGTAGATGCTAATTTAGAGATTGTTCCAATGGAAGGTTATGAAAATGATGGTGGTCGCACAATATTTTTCAGTAAAAACCGATACGGTCCATGCAACATCTTGAATGCGTTTATAACACTCAATGGTTACGATTTCACAATAAAGAAGGAAACTAATGAAGAAGCAATGTCTGTAAAGAGTAAAAAGAAGAATAAACTATATACTGCAATTCTAAATATGACTGGTGAAATTACAGTATCAAGAATTGTTGATAATATTGATGTAAATGTTATTAAAGCTAATACGTTATTGAGAGAACTCACACAATTAGGTAAGATTGTAAAAATTGGAAGAGGTAATGATGCAACATGGAAGATTGTTGAACAGGTGGTAAATATCGATGTATGAGTAACATGTCGAACCCAATCCAGAAGGAAGCTTTATTGCGATCAGTATCTGTGGAGTGGGTTAATAACGGTAACCCACAGTTTGTTACACTCACAGAGTGGGGTAATAAAGAAGGTGCTGATTTTGTGTCTCATAATCTAGCAAGTATCCAGCTAACTAACCAGCAACTTATTGCTTTAGTTAATTGCGTGACTAAGATATTAATGTTCAGAAGTAATAATAATTGATTTTATTTGGAAACCATATAACATAGACGTGTATGCTCATATCACACGAAGTACCAATTGATCTTTTAAACAAGTCGTTAGGTTTTAACGATTACAATTATTGTCTCGTCCATTTATGTGAACTGCATAAAGATTACGAGCTTTTTTATCAAGCATCTCGTACAAACGGTAAAGAGCTTTTACTTGATAATTCTATATTTGAATTAGGTAAAGCTTTTGATCCAAGCAAATTTGCTCATTATGTCGACAAACTCCGACCGACTTATTATGTAATACCTGATTCATTGGAGAATTACGAAGAGACGGTTATCAACTACAAATCTTTTATCACCACATACAAAGATTTACCAGGTGCGAAGATTGGTGTAGTACAAGGTAAGACTTATGACGAAATGATCAATTGTTATAAGTTTATGTCTGATAATGCAGACTATATTGCATTAAGTTTCGATCTTAGCCTTTATCAAGTTATAGGTAAAGGTGATAGTAAGTTAAAGAGACAATGTACAGGTAGACAAATGCTTGTTAAGATGTTGTTTGATGATAGTATTATCAATTATGATAAACCGCATCATTTACTCGGTTGTTCTCTTGCTAAGGAGTTTTCATGGTATAACCAATTTAATTGTTTTAGATCTTGTGATACATCCAACCCTATTGTAGCAGGTATTCTTGGTTATACATACAGTGGTACGTTTGGGTTACAAAACAAACCATCTATTAAGTTAGCTGATTTAATTGAGCATAAAGTCACCGACATTGAATACAATAGAATTGAATACAATGTCAAACAATTTAGAAAAATGGTTAATGGTAATTAAAGACCAGGTATATAAATTCATATGTGACTAATGACCAATTAGATGAATATGCAGATTTTTTGCTGAATTATCTAAATGGTACATATGAAGAATATATTATATTTGAACATTTAAGAGATAGTACAGAAATAGATTGGTATAAATCAGATAAGCTGTTACTAATGTACAATATTGTACAAGATTGTAACAGCTTTTTTATTGAAAAAATTAAAAATCCCGATGATATTAAATTATATATTGAGTACGTTAACAATATGTATAACATGTTTAACGAACAAAGTGAGGTAAAAGATTTATTAACACCTCAATTGTTTGTTTTAGGTACAATCTTATCACCTCTACTTATTTTAGGGTAAGAAGATATTTAAGTTTATTGATTTGTGCTAACATTTCATCACGTAGATTATACAAATCAGAATTAGTAGCTGGGTTATATTCATCTTGTGATAGTAAGTTATTTGTTAAATACTCTACAGTTTTTTCTACAAATTCTGCAACATTACTATCACTATAATCGTAAAGTTTACTTTCGTAACCACCACTAAAATTAAAAGTACGACCATATTTACCGATATAAACTTCAACAAACATATCAATGAGATCATTCAATTCATCGTATATTTTGCCAAATGCTTCATGCTGAGCAAAACTATTAGTTTGCCAATGGAATAATCTAAGTTGATTTAATATAAAAAGTAAGTTAACTATTTTCATTTAAAATATTTATTTTAACACTTCGAGAAGTAAATATTATATGATAGGTATGGTAAACATAAAACAAGAAGACATATTTATGGTCAATGACTATAAAGTAGCTATTACTAAAAATGGCACAACTGTTTGCTTCTTGAAAGATGTAGCTGATAAAAATTTAGAAATTGAACAGTTTGTTAAAAATACAAGACCTATAGTTAAGTATTTGTACGACGAGGGGTTTATAATTAAAAAGTCTGTAAAAGTTTGTATTTTGTCTAACAAATAATATGAGTAAATTCTGTATTTTGGTACCGTATTCCAATAGAATAGAACATAACACTGACTACGAACTTAGAAGATGCGAATTTAATGGTATCGATGTTAAGCGAATACCAGGTTATTCAGCTATTGACCAGGCCCGCAACCGTATAATTTACGATGCTTTGCAGGAAGGTTATGAGGGTTTTCTTTGGATTGATAGTGATATTGATTTTAAGTATGAAGATGTTCTTAAAATTAAATCGCGAAATGTAGATTTAATCGGTGGAGCATATTCATTTAAAGGTTACCCTCAATTAACCATTCAGCTATTTGATAATCAAAACGTTATATTTGATTGTGAAAACGGTGGTATAGTAGAAGTGCAAGCTGTTGCAACAGGGTTTATGTATACCACTGCATATCTATATAAAGTCATGCAGGAAAAATTGGAGTTAGAATTGTGCAACACATCTTTTGATGCCCCCCAAATACCTTTCTATCATCCTAACGTTTGGAGTTATGATAACCAACACTACTATTTAGGTGAAGATTTTTCTTTTTGTTTTAGAGCTAGACAAGCAGGTTTTAAAGTATTTTTAGATACATCTATTAAATTGGGTCATATAGGTAGTTACACTTATAAATGGGAAGATGTTACCAACCCTTCATATTATAATCCAGAAAAAGTAATTGGTTTTACATATAGTGAAAAAAATAAAAGTAAGGGTTTAAGTTCTACATTAAATATATCTTGATTTCCTTAGTCAAATCGCTTAATATCTTTGCAAATTAAAAATGCCTAGGTGCCCCGAATGGTAAGGGACCAGTTTTGTAAACTGGCGGCGAAAGCCAACTGCAGGTTCGATTCCTGTCCTAGGCTCCAATTTTATAAAATGTATGCGGAATTGCAAATTGTGTAACAACGAAGTAGAGCAAGCTCGAGTTGAAATACTTGATAGTCATATTTGCAGTAAATGTGCACCTAACGTTAAGCAGGTAGCAAGAAAAGGTATAATGGTATACGGTCATAAAACTGCAGGTACTGTACAGATTGTATCAGCAGAATCTTTTCAAGATTATCGTAAATATGCACCATATGGTCGTAATACTGGTAGAGGATCTGGTATACATAGGGTGACTAAAACAACAAGTTGTATGTAGTATGCTTATTAAAAAACAAGAGTTAAACAATAAAAGATATCGTAAATTAATATCTGAGTATAATAAACTCTTGGATAAGAGGTGGAGCATTGCTTCAGTTAAACTTGACCAACCTATACCGCACGGTTACGTTAGATACCTTCAAATTCGCCCTGAGAATCGTTTACGTGGAGATTACAAGGAAATAAAAAAAGCTTTTGATCTTGTCGGTTTCAAATGTGTTTATAGTAAAACCAAAGATTTTAAAAGAATAAACAGAAAGAAAGAAGTCATACCTGAACTTCATGCATATTTACAATATGTTTTAGATCCAAGGTATCGTCTCTTTGCAAGACAATCTAAACGTGAACTCTACGAACAGGCTATAAAAGATTGTGACAACCATCTTAAACTTGTAGAGAGTGCAATTGCATGCAACTGTTGCATGAGCAAAAAAGAAAAACACTTTACACCCCATTATGAGTTTAGACAGCCATGGCTACTTGAAGAGAAAACTGAACAGAGATGGTTAACCCACTATAGACCTATTGATTCAGATATTGAATCAAGATTATCTGAAATTAAATCTATACTTTATAACGAACATGCATGGGAGAAGTTAGGTGGTAGATTTAGAGATAAGAGTATGTACGAGGATTATGTATATTTAAAAGGTAAAATTCACGGGTATTTACATGGTTACCCTACACCTCGTATTGATGATATTTACGATTGATTATGAACGGGAGAAAACGATGTAATTGGATAGAGACTGCAATGCGTTTAGCGCATGATATTGCAGACTATCGAAGCGAAGATCCGAATACTCAAGTAGGTGCCTGTGCAATTAAACACGATTCAAGTTTATTTCTTGGATATAATGGTGCACCTAGTGATGTGGAGATTAACTGGAATGACCGAGAGGGTAAACGTAAGCGTGTGATACATGCTGAAGCTAACGTTTTGAATTTTGTCAAACCAGGTGAAGTAAAGATACTAGCCGTTACCCATTTACCGTGTATAGAGTGTTTGAAAATTATTAAACAGAAAAAAATTGATACTGTTTATTTTTGTAGAACATTAGAAAATTATCAACCAGATGAGGTTTATAAGATAGCAACTGAATTTTCAATAAAATTGGTTCAAGTTTTTCTTGAACCATCTACAAATACACATACTATATATAGGTTATGAAATTACCTATCTTGTACTCTCGTACCAATACGGGAGCTATACAGACATGGACGATTGAGATCCATGAAAATAAATACAGAACACATTATGGTCAGTTAGATGGAGCTATCCAAACAACAGAGTGGACTGTATGCAAAGGTAAAAACGTAGGTAAAGCTAACGGTACCACAGATAATGAACAGGCCTATAAAGATGCCCAAGCTTTATGGAAAAAGAAAAAAGCAAGTGGTTGCTTTGATCATATTAAAGATATTGATAATTTTACTTTTACTGAGCCTATGCTTGCTAAACAGTATGAGGATTATGCAGATGATCTAAGATACCCTTTATATAGTCAACCTAAGTTAGATGGTATTCGTTGCTTGGTGAAAAAAGATGGTATGTGGAGCCGTAATGGTAAACCTATTATTTCTGCACCGCATATTTTAGATGAATTAAAAGATTACTTCGACAAACACCCTAACACAATTTTAGATGGTGAGCTTTATTGTGATAGATTATCACATGATTTTAATAAAATTTGCTCGCTAGTAAAAAAGACTGTACCTACAGTAAAAGATTTTCAAGAGAGCGCTGAAACAATACAGTATTGGATATACGATATAGTAGATTCAAAACTTAACTTTGAAGATAGATACACTCAATTTGAAAGTATAACACCAACAAAGAGTATTCGCAAAGTACCTACAACTTTAGCGTATACGACCAATCAATTAAATTCTTTATATGAAGAATACGTTGAAAAGGGGTATGAAGGTCAGATGGCACGTTTGAATAGACCTTACGAAAACAAAAGAAGTAAGTATTTACTTAAACGTAAAGAATTTAAAGATTCTGAATTTACTATTCTCGGTATTTTTGAAGGGGAAGGTAACAAGACAGGTATGGCTGGTTACATGACTTTTAAAAATCATAAAGGTATAGAATTTAGAAGTAACATTAAGGGTGATCGTGAATACCTTAAAGAGCTTTGGAAGAATAAGGATAAATATATTGGTAGAAGTGCTACTGTAAAATATTTTAACCTCACACCAGGTGATGAGGTACCAAGATTTCCATACGTTATTAATATTGATAGGGAAAGTTACGAATAAAAAATATTAAAAAAGTTCTTGAATTCAAAAAGGAACTTGTATAATATCTTGGTAGTTAATAAGAACATTATTTGTTCTTAAGTTCTTTAATAATTTTAGCCTAAGTGGCGAAATGGCAGACGCAGCAGACTTAGTTTTTGAGTGCACTGAAGGAAACTTCGGATGTAGAACCAATCAAATTCGGGGAAACCTTAGCTGGCAATCCCGAGCCAAGCCTACTAAATAGGAAGGTGTAGAGACTAGACGGTTGGAACCTAAAATCGTGAGATTATGGTTAAGGTATAGTCCAGACCACGAACTGTAAAGGTAGTGAAAACTATAGTGGTAAGAAAATCTGCTGGTAGTAATACCGTGCCGGTTCGAGTCCGGCCTTAGGCACCATTATAGCAGGTTGGAGAAGAAGTCTATCTAGTCACGCTCATAACGTGAAGATCGGTGGTGCAAATCCACCACCTGCTCCAATTTTATTGGTCTAGTAGCTCAATGGTTAGAGCAAGCGGCATATAACCGTTAGGTTGTGGGTTCAAATCCTATCTAGACCACCAAATGTCCTCGTAGCTCAGTTGGATAGAGCATCTGCCTTCTAAGCAGAGGGTCACAGGTTCGAATCCTGTCGAGGACGCCATTTTTTAGGCCGCATAGCTCAGTGGAAGAGCAGTTCCTTTACACGGAAAAGGTCGGAGGTTCAAACCCTTCTGCGGCTACCATTTTTAGTTTAAGCTAATATTAAGGGGATATTAAGGGGATATTAAGCAATGTTCTTGAGTTATAAATAATTATGTATGAAAACAATTATATGTATCTGCTTAATGATGATTACAGCCACAGTATTTGCTGATAATCAAAAACAAAACGATCAAGGTAAACCACATCATGCACCACCGAGAGTTCCAAAAGAACTTTTAGAAAAGTATGATACCAACAAAGATGGTAAACTTGATAAGAGTGAGCGTGAAAAAATTTCACCTGAAGATAAACAAAAGTTTAAAAGACCACCTAAACAACGTAGATTACATGATGTAGGTTAAAAACAACTTACAATTATGAAATGAAAATCGATGGGAAACCATCGATTTTCTATTGATATGTATACAGGATACACTATATTATTTTAATGAAACATTATTATATATTTTTAGATGATATAAGAGATCCAGCTGATGTAACCTGGGTAAAGATGCCTTCTTTTGACTATACAATAGTGAGAAATTATAATGATTTTGTTAAGTTGGTTAAAGAAAAAGGTTACCCACCATCATTTATTTGTTATGATCATGATTTAGCTGATTCACACTACCAACCTATAACGCTTTTAGGTCAACGTGAAATTAACTATTCCAAATACAAAGAAAAAACAGGTTATGAATGCGCTAAATGGATGGTAGATTATTGTTCGAAACTTTCTATCAAACACCCTAGATATGTAGTGCATAGCATGAACCCAGTGGGTAGAGTTAATATTGTGCAGTTCATTAACAATTACAATAACACTTTATGAGTGCTGGAAAAGGATCAAAACCAAGACCCGTAAATAAAACTATCTACAATAAGAACTACGATGAGATAAAATGGAGTAATAAAATTAAGAAAAATACACTTGTAGATCAAACTAGCAACACCAAATAAAATGAAACTAAGTTCAGACAACAAACGAATACTGGTCTGTGGTGATGTGCACCACCAAACATATAAACTTCACAGTATAATTAAACAAGAGTCACCTGACTTTATTGTTGTATTAGGTGATTGGTTTGACTCACATATTTACGATACATTATATGATTGTGAAAAGACTGCCAAGTATTTGAAGAAATTTATTTTTCAAGATAATACTGTTACATTATGGGGTAACCATGACTTACATTATTTCTTTACGAACAAGAATCTTCAATGTTCAGGGTATACAATGAATAAAGACCTTTGCATTACAGATGCATTAGATCCTGTCTTTAACCATGTAAAAGAACGGTTTCAATGGTACATATGGGTAGATGATTATCTATGCACACATGCAGGTTTGCACCCTAGATTCATACCACCACATGTTAAAACAAATGACGATATAGATAATTTTTTAAATAGTGAGTTGGAAAAGATTCACACCAATATTATTTCATCTAAAAACTATTGGGCTTACGGTGCAGGTCGTGCACGGTATGGTAGTCAAAGTGTAGGTGGTATTACTTGGCTAGACTTTGTTGATGAATTTGAACCGATCGATGGGTTAAAGCAAATAGTTGGTCATACGTTTTCACGTAACAATAAAATCTATTGTTATAATAGAGAAAAATACCAAGACCCTACGCAAGATGATAACATTTGCGTGGATGCAAATTTAGATGAATACCTTGTTATTCACAATGGTAAACTAACAATTAAACAGTATATAAATTCAAACAATGAAAAACAATATTGAACTTATTGGTTATTACGGATCTGATTCAATTCACGCATGTTCAGCATGGACTTCAACTAGTAGAAATCTTACCGATGAAAAAATTAATAGAATACCTAAACTACTTAAACAACTGGCTGATGCAGGCCATTACACACCTTTCGAAAAGTCTTCTCTTCATTTCCTTGTTGATACTGATATTGCTAGCCACATTCACATTCTTAAGCATCGGATTGGTGTTAGTGTTAATGGTGAATCTGCTAGATACAAAGAAATAAAAGAAGATAAATATCTTATTCCTAGCGATTGGAAAGATATTGAGTCTAACTTTGATGAGATAGGTGATGATAATATGCTAGGAGTTCAGAATGATAAGTGGACTAAGATTCTTCAAGATTATACTGAACTTGGAAATACTTTATATCATCAATGTGTAAAAGATCTTGAACCTGCTCTTGGTCGAAAACGAGCTAAAGAGTCCGCTCGTTATTTCAAGACCTATAATTCTCAGATTCAAGCTGATTTAATGTTTAATTGGAGATCGTTTTACCACTTTTTAACTCTCCGCAATCATCCAGATGCTCAAAAAGAAATAAGAGATATTGCTGCGGAAATGCTTAATTTGGTAAAAAATATTGATGGTCAACCATTTAAATACACTATTGAGGCATTTAACTTAAACATGTAATATAAACATAAATATTACATATGGCTAATGTTGATAGTGATAAGATTTTTAACACCTATAAACGCATATTAACTGAGAGCACTGAAAAGAGTGCGGGCGCTACTCTCGAACAAAGACTTCGTTTAGAAGGTTTTAAACGTCAACTCGGTAAAAAGATACCATTATTTCACTCTTTTATCAATAAAGTACCAGTTATTTTTGATAATACTATAGATACAATGGGTGTTGATAAGTTTGATAATCTTTATATTAGCCCAGATTTTTTTGATAGGTTGACCGATAAAGGTGCCATCGCCGTGTTAGCACATGAAATGTATCATGTGTTTCAAGAACATGTAAGTGATGCAGTTGCAAGAGGTATGCATCTTGCATTGTTTAATTTTGCAACAGATTACGTTATTAATAGGGATTTAGATAAAGATGGTTTAAATATAAAAAGAATTTTCAAAGACGGTTCAGAATTTCCTGCTGTAACCCCATTAAAATTGGGTGGCAAGTATTATATAAAGGTGGATGACGCTACTATTGACGTTACAAATAGCACTTACTATGAAATTTACATTCTTTTAAAAGAAGAATCAAACAAACGTAGTAAGAAAATAGAAGATTTTATCAAAGAAATAGAAAAAACACATGGTAAACCGCACGATGATCACGAAATGGTGGACCACGCACCGCCATTACCACCAAAACCACCAAAGAAAAATGTTTATAAAGTTGGTGACAAAGTAAAAGATTTAAGCACAAATATCACTGGCATAGTTGTTAAAGCTTCACCACCGGATGAGAAGGGTGATCAAATTTTAGATGTTGATTGGGATGTACCTGTTACGGAATCAACTTATCGATATATAATTGAGGCAATTACAACCGGTATACACAGTAGTACTGTTACTTTTGGTGACGATGAGGAACCAGGTAAAGGTGGTGACCCCGGTAAAGGTGGTGACCCCGGTAAAGGTGGTGAACCCGGTAAAGGTGGTGAACCAGGTAAAGGTGGTGACCCCGGTAAAGGTGGTGACCCCGGTAAAGGTGATGAACCCGGTGAAGGTGATGAACCAGGTAAAGGTGGTAAACCAGGTAAAGGTGGCGAACCAGGTAAAGGTGGTAAACCAGGTGAAGGTGATGAACCCGGTGAAGGTGATGAACCCGGTGAAGGTGATGAAC